AATATAATGAAGCTTTATTAGTAATTGAAAATGCTAATATTGGCTGGGCTACCATACAAGTAGCTATAGATAGAAATTATACAAACCTTTATTACTCTCAAAGATCAGAAGTTACTAATGTAAATTCTTACTTTGATAAGTATCAAGACCATTCAAAGATGGTACCTGGATTTACAATGTCATCAAGAACTAGACCTATGGTAATTGGTAAATTTCAAGAGTATATAAGTGATAAAGGTGTAACTATACAATCTAAAAGATTGATAGAAGAAATGAAAACATTTATTTGGAGAAATGGAAGACCAGAAGCCCAATCAGGTTATAATGATGACCTAGTAATGTCTTTTGGTATAGCTATGTACATTAGAGATACAGCTTTAAAATTTAGACAAAGAGGGTTAGATATAACAAAACAATCATTAAATAATATGAAAGTTAATAGAACAGCTTATCAAGGAGGATATGGTTTTTCAAAGGGTGCTGATAATCCTTACCATATGAAAACAAAAGATGGAAAAGAAGATATAAGTTGGCTTCTATAACAATATTTATAACAATAACTAATATATAGACATGGCAAATACAAGTGTATTTTCAAGATTAAGAAGATTATTTTCAACAGACGTTATAATTCGTAATGTTGGTGGTGATCAACTAAAAGTAATAGATAGTAGTACTATTCAACAAATGGGAGGAATTGAGACAAATTCCTTAATAGATAGATATAATAGAATATATACAACAGCTCCTTCATCCTTATTAGGAAGACAATTTAGCTTTAATTATCAATGGTTAAGACCCCAATTATACTCAGAATATGATGTAATGGACACAGATGCAATATGTGCTTCTGCCTTAGATATAGTAGCTGATGAGTCTACTCTTAAAAATGATATGGGAGAAGTACTTCAAATTAGAAGTTCAAATGAAGATATTCAAAAAATACTTTATAATTTATTTTATGATGTATTAAATATTGAATTTAATTGTTGGATGTGGGTAAGACAAATGTGTAAGTATGGAGACTTTTTCTTAAAAATGGAAATAGCTGAAAAATATGGTGTCTATAATGTAATACCTTACACAGCATTTCACATCGAAAGACAAGAAGGTTTTAATCAAGATAACCCACAAGAAATTAGATATAAATATAATCCTGATGGTATAATTAGTGATAGTACTGGAATGTACGGAACTGGTTATGGTCAAGGTGGTGCTGAAGATAATGGAATATTTTTTGATAATTATGAAATGGCTCACTTTAGACTAATCTCAGATGTTAATTATTTACCATACGGAAGAAGTTATTTAGAACCAGGAAGAAAATTATTTAAACAATATTCATTAATGGAAGATGCAATGCTAATCCATAGAATTGCTCGTGCCCCAGAAAAAAGAGTATTTTATATGAATGTTGGAGCTATACCACCAAATGAAATAGAAGCATTTATGCAAAAAACTATTTCACAAATGAAACGTACTCCTTACATGGATGAAAAAACAGGTGAGTATAATTTAAAATATAACATGCAAAACATGTTAGAAGATTTTTACATACCAGTTAGAGGTAATGATACAACAACTAGAATAGATACTACTAAAGGTTTAGATTACGATGGTATTCAAGATGTAGAATATTTAAGAAACAAATTATTTGCAGCACTTAAAATACCTAAAGCATTTTTAGGTTATGATGAAAATGTAGAAGGTAAAGCTACATTAGCAGCGGAAGATATTAGATTTGCTCGTACAATTGATAGAATTCAAAGAATTATTCTATCAGAATTAAATAAAATAGCATTAGTTCATTTATATACTCAAGGATACACAGATGAAAAGTTAACTAATTTTACATTAGAAATGACTACTCCATCTATTATATATGAACAAGAAAAAATCGAATTATTAAAATCAAAAGCAGAATTATCAGCTCAATTATTAGAACAAAAATTAGTTCCATCTGATTGGATTTATGATAATTTATATCACTTTAGTGAAGGTGAATATGAAGAATATAGAGATCTAGTTAGAGAAGATTCTAAACGACAATTTAGAAATGCTCAAATAGAAGCAGAAGGAAATGACCCAGTTCAAACAGGTAAATCTTATGGTACCCCTCATGATTTAGCTTCACTTTATGGTAAAGGAAGAATGTACACTAACCCAGGTGGAGTACCTAAACCTGAAAAATATGCGGCAGATGATCCAAAATTAGGACGTCCTCAAAAACAAATAACTAATAGAGGAAAACAAGATAATAATTTTGGTAAAGATCCATTAGGAGTTAAAAGAATGAAAGACACAGATAAAAATGATGGTGATACTTTAAAACCTACTTTAGAATCTGCTAAAATAACTTTCCTAAAAAATAAGGATATATTTAAATCCTTAGACAGTTTAGGTGGAAAAAAATTAATATTTGAAGAAGATAAAGATGATTCTAATTTACTAGATGACTCTCAACTAAAGGGCTAATATTTATAAATAAATATATTTCGTTGATGAAAATAAAACATTCTAAATTTAAAAATCCCGGTATACTTTTTGAACTACTTGTTAGACAAATAACGGCAGATACATTACAGGGAGCTGATTCCCCAGCTATAGATATAATTAAAAAATATTTTGTTAAAACTGAATTAGGTCGTGAGTATAAGTTATATGAAACTATATTAAAATCTAAAGTTCTTAATGAAAGTAGAGCAAATTTATTTATTACAACCGCTCTAGATAATTCTAAAAAACTAAATAGATCAACTTTAAAAAAACAAAAATATAATTTAATTAAAGAAATTAGAAATAATTATAAAGTTGAAGAATTTTTTGGGGCTAAAATTAAAAATTATAAAGAACTAGCATCTTTATACACTTTAATAGAAGGAACACACTCAGAAATTACAACTAATACTCAACAATTAATTGATAATAAAATTACTTTATTAGAATTTTTAACAAAACAAGAAACATCTGAAGAACGCAGACAAACAGTATTAGAAGAATTTTCATCATATGATAAAGATACAAGAATTTTAACTTATAAAATTTTAATAGAGCAATTTAATTCAAAATATGATAATTTAAGTAAAGAACAAAAACAAGTACTTAAAGAATATATTAATTCTATTGATTCTACTCCTTCATTAAGAAAATTTTATAATACAAAAATAGTAGAATTAAAATCTGTATTAGAAGAAGAAGGAAAAAATATTAAGGATAAAGCTACACAAATAAAGGTAAATGAGGTTTCTAAATTATTAACTGAATTAAGCAAAACAGATAAAGTAAACAGTACTAATCTTGTAGACTTACTTCAATATTATGAACTTGTAAACGAAATAAAAGTAGCAAATGGCGTACAAATATAGATTATCTGAAGTCCCTGATTCTCCTCCGGTAGAAAAAGGTGAAAGATTTAAAGTAGGAGATGTTAAAGTTTCTAATGGTGTAAAATATACTGTTAGAAGTATAAACCCAGAAACAGGTGCTGTAGCTTGGAAAGTTGAATATTTACCTAATTTTGAAGAATTATTTAATGATGTAACTGACTTAGTTAATACATCTAAAGGAGTTTATACTAAGGCTAAAACTGATGATAAATTAAGGTTAATATATGATGAAGCTCGTTTATTAAGAAATAAAATCCGTACACATATAAGGAACGAATATCCTGAAGAATACAGAAGAATAACAATGAAAATGAATGAAATGTATAGTAAAGGAATTTTAGATTTAGATAAAGATAAAGTAAATGAACAACAACTTGAGGAATTTGAAGTTGATGATGCTGTAATGGAACTTAGAAATATAGTTGATGACATAGAACAAAAAGCAGATGAAGCTAGAGATATAGTTAGGAATGTATTTCCAAGTGAATTATCAAGATTAGATGGTTATGGTGCATTTAATGCTATGTACTCTACTAATAGATATGATACTACATTAGGTAAATTTGTAGATAGATTAGAAGAAGAAGGATATGAAATTGAAGATGGGGTTGCTTATGTAAATGAGGGTCATATGATGTCTATGGATGATTTAGATGTAGGACATCAAGATGATGAACCAGGAATGTTAAAAGCTGAATTAGCTAGAGCTGGAAAAATGATCCAAATGTTATATAGAGCAATTGATAAATATGATGATCAAGGTGAGGTAGATTTTCCACAATGGTGGCAGAAAAAAATTATTCAAGCTAATTCAATGTTAGACAGCGCATTTGATTATTTAGATGGTCAAGAAAGTGTAGCTAAAATAGATGCTATAATTGATTTAAATGAAGAAGATATTCAAAAAAGAAAAGATGCTGAAAACGCAATTAGACAAACTTTAAAAGATGAAGGTGGAGCTGCTGGTTTAAAACCATTAGTTAAAGCTGTAAAAAAATTCGGATTTAACAAAGATGAACTTTTAAAACTACTTAAAAAAATAGTTAAAGTTGAAAAACATAAACATGGAGACTATATTCTCACTCCAATAAATGAAGAAGATGATGTTGAAGAAATCTCAACTTCTGGTGCTGCTGGTGCTTATTTAACACCATATGCTTTTAGATTAAATAAAAAAGCACTAGGAACAGATGATGATACTTATGTTAAACAATTAGGATACAAATTAGCTCCAAACCAAGTTAAATAGTAATTGGAATAAAGGGCCACATATGTATAATATGAAATATAAGTTAGTTAAAGAAAATAAAACAAAAGAAGAACAATTTCAAGAAAATCGCATTAGCGCCTTTAATGAAATTGAAAATCGATTAGAAGCTATTAAAAAACCTTTAAGACAAGCTAAAATCGAAACAATAAAATATTATAGAGAAAACCCAAACAGTTTTTCTGTAGTAATAGGAACAGATTTAATTAATGACTATTTAAAAGACATTGAAACATTATTAAAAAAATAATATGAAAACATTACAAGAACAATACAATCTAATTAAAGAAGGTAAAGGACATAAAGATGTCTTTTTAAAAGATGCTAAATCAAGATATCCTGATTTACTTACTAATTCTAGTACCTTTGAAGAAACAAGCAAAATTTTAAAAACTAAATCTGTAATTCAAGAAAATTACATTGATTTAAAACCAATAACCCAAATTGAAAGTTTATCTGGTAATAAAAAAGATTTTGAAATAGCTTTTGAAAAATTCTTATCTGAAGGAGAAAGTCAATTATCCCCAATAGTTAATAAAACTGGAAAGTTTAATACTAAGGAAGAATCTGAAAAAATTCCTGCTGAATCAAAAGCTAAGTTTAAAATTGGTGAAAATGGAATGGGCCAATATACCCCAGATAAAACTGTTGAAAATAGTTTAGATAACCAATACCCATATTCTCCAACAGAAAATAATATTAATAATGTTAGTGGTCAAGAATTACTTAATGGAGTATATTATGAATGCAAAGCAAACCCAGAGTTAGGTTTAAGAGAAGCTCAGGAATTAGTAATTAAAAATTTATCAAAAGATCCATTACATTATGTAAAAGAAGGTCAATTTGGTGAAGCAGTAGGATATCAAACAGAAAATGGTGGAATGAAAAAAAATAAAGGTGAAAATTATGGTGGTAGTGGATATAGTGAGAAATTAGAAGATAGTAAAAACCATTATGAAGTAGTAAAAGAATCTAAAAATAAATATAAAAGTTTAATTAAAGAATCTTTAGGAGGTATTGTAACTTCAGGTAACCCAAATTCACTAGCTGCAATGTCAGGTGAAGTAATTAGACAAATGATGGCTGAAGATGAAGGAACTAATGTATCATATAAAGACACAGATGTTGCCTTAGAAGCAAGACAAAAAGCTATTGAAAATTCTCAAGCAGAAGCAGGTATGACTGAAGACGAAATGCCAAGTTTTCCAGATGTAAATGAGGCTAAAAAAGATCATGACGGAGATGGTGATATAGACTCAGATGATTATATGGCAGCTAGAGATAAAGCAATTAAAGCTAATATGAAGAAAAAACCTAAAAAAGAATCTATTGATTTTAAATTAAATGAAATAGGTAAACAAGGTGATATTGTTAAATTAGAAGCTCAATTAGAATTTTTAAATAATCATATTGATGAAAAAGTTCAAAGAGTAAGTTCAATTAATGAGGATGAAAATTTATCTGAATTAGTTGATAAAAAGAAAATGAAGCAAATGCAAAGAGAAATCAAGCTTTTAGAAAAAAGAAAAGGCAAGATGGAAAAATTGTATGAAAAAATGACTGGCAAAAAATACCAAAAATCAGAAATGGTAGATGAGGATAGTAATGCTAATTCAAATTATGGTAGTAATAACGATAGTAATTTTAATAGTAATGAAAACCCATCCCCAGATCAATCATATTCTGGTTTAGAAAAATTTAAAAACGTTAATGAAGAAGATAAAGATGAAGTTGATGAATCATATGACTCCTTAGTTAAAAAATTAGATAAACAAAAAGGTGTAGATAAAGAATACGCTGGTAAAATTGCTGGTAAAATAGCTAATTTAAAAAGAAAAGGTGCTGGTAAAGGACCAACAGCTAAGCAAAAGAAAAGAATGAAAGAAGATAATCCTGTAAATTGGAATGATAAAAATAATCCAACTAAAGGACCATCTGGAGAAAGAGATCCTAGACAAGTAGGTCAATCTATAAGCCCATATTCTACGACAAGATAAAAATATGAGTAAAAAACTATTAATTGAGACTCACACACTATCAATCTCCCCAGTAAAATTAACAGAAAATGTTAATAAAGAAAATGGAAACTTGATGGTAGAAGGTATTTTAGCTACAGCTGAAGTAAAAAATGGTAATGGTAGATATTATTCTAAAGATCTATGGGATAGAGAAATGGATAAATATGCCCAATTAATAGATGAAAGACGCTCAATGGGAGAATTAGACCACCCAGAATCATCAATAATAAATTTAAAAAATGTATCTCATTTAATATCTGATTATTGGTGGGATGGGGATAATGTATTAGGTAAAATAGAAATTCTTCCTACTCCATCAGGTAATATAGTAAAAGAATTAATAAGGCATGGTGTTACAGTAGGTGTATCTTCTAGAGGAATGGGTTCTTTAGAAAATAGAGATGGAGTAATGGAAGTACAAGATGATTTTGAATTATTATGTTGGGATTTTGTTTCTACCCCTTCAAACCCAGGTTCTTTTATGCATATGATAAAAGAAGGTAAGGAAAGTATTACATATGATTACAATAATGTTAATAATATTATTAGAGAAATCTTATGTTCAAAAGGTAATTGCCCTATAGTGTAATTTTACAAAATACTCATATACGTATAACCGTAATATGCCATCCTTTATATGGCATCAATAAATAATAATTTCTTATTACGATTCCCAATAATCGTATTTCCCAAAAAAAATTTTGTGATTATGTCAAAAAACCGAGATATGCTTAAAGAAGCAATCGCTGACGCTAAATCTGTAAAAGAAGTAGCTATCGCGAATGCTAAGCTCGCATTAGAAGAAGCATTTACTCCACATTTAAAATCAATGATGTCTGCAAAATTAGAAGAAATGGATAAAGAAGATGATAAAGTCGATGAAATGTACGGTAAAAAGTACGAAGAAGATGATGTCAAAACTGAAGAAATGGATTCTAAAGACAAAAAAGATAAAAAGATGGAAGAAATGGCTTATTCTAAAAAAGACGAAGTTGACGAAGAAATCAACTTAGACGAATTACTTGCAGAATTAGATGAAGAAGTTTCAGACGCTGACCAAAAAGCTATCGATAGAGAAGTTGATGCTGTCAGAGATGACTTAGACCAAATTTCCAAACTAGCTAAAGACGCTGGTGAAGATGCTGAGGACATTAAAGATAGAATTGACGAAGATGCTAGAACTGATGCTGAAGAAGAAGGATACCTTGATGGTATGAAAGATGAAAAGGAAGATATGGACGATGACATGGATGACATGGAAGTTGACCTTGATGACTTATCAGAAGACGACCTAAAAGGATACATCGAATCTGTAATTAAGGACATGGTAGAAGCTGGCGAATTAGAGCCAGGTGACGAATTCGAAGAGGAAGATGTTGAAGTTGAAGACGTTGAAGACGTAGAAGTTGAAGACGATGTAGATGTAGACGTAGAAATCGACGAAGCCAAAGAAGAAGTGGAAGAAAGAATGTCTAATCCAGTTCAAAGAAAAGGTGATGATGAGAAAAAGGACGGTAAGTTCAAAAAGGAATCAAAACCAGAAATGGAAACAGAAAAAATGCGTAAAATGGAAGAAGACCTTAAATCAGCAATTGATTCAATTAATGAATTAAAAGGTGAATTAAATGAGGTTAATTTATTAAACGCTAAACTTCTTTACACTAATAAAATCTTCAAATCGAAAAACTTAACTGAAAGTAAAAAAGTTAAAGTATTAAAAGCATTTGACAAAGCTAAGGATGTTAAACAAGCTAAAACTATTTTTGAAACATTAAATGAAGGAATAATTGATAATTCTCCAATTACTGAATCAAAAATTAAAGGATCAGCTTCAAAGATTACAGGAAAAGCTCCAGTATCTAAAAAACAACCTATAGTAGAATCTGATGCAATGGTAGCTAGATTTAAAAAACTAGCTGGAATTATTTAAAAAATTATTAACAATTAAAAAAAACAATTATGAGTTTAAATTCTCTTTTAGAAAGCGCAAACCCATATCACTCATTACAGAGTGACGCAGCTAAATTAGCTAACAAATGGGAAAAGACAGGTCTATTAGAAGGTTTACAAGATACAAATAGAAATAATATGTCTATGATTCTTGAAAATCAGGCTAAACAACTTGTTGTTGAGAGTTCACAAACTGGTGGTGGAACTGCCTCTACAGGTAAATTCACAGCTGGTACAGGTGGACAGTGGGCTGGAGTAGCTCTTCCATTGGTAAGAAAAGTATTTGGACAATTATCGTCTAAAGAATTCGTTTCTGTTCAACCAATGAATCT